GGATGAAGTTGATGCTTCTTGCTGGCTTGACGTAGATGTCGCCGACAAACTCATTACGGTCAATAACCGATGCTGGGTTGTTCGATTCGTCACAGACAACACGGAAGTCATAGATACCACGACGACCCTGAACATCTCTTGGGAATGGCTCAACGAGAGCAACAAACTGAGCTCTTGTGAACTCGTCGTTAAACTCGAACAAGCTCTGGCGCGAAGCCTGAGCAATAGCCTTCTCAAGAACAATGAATAGACGACGGACATTGATACGGTCAAACGCTGAAGAACGACCCTGCATTGTCTTGTCTCCGTAGAGGATTGTACCCTCACCTGGGAACCCGACAACAGGATTGACTCCGTTCTTGTAAAGAGTATCGCGCTCACCAGGACTTGGTGTGAACGACAACTTAACAACATTACGGATTTGACCACGACTTACGCCAGCTGGCGAGAACCATGGGTCGCGTTGTGTATCAGTGCGTACGCATAGACCAGCAATGTCAGCATTCAAAGGAACCCAACGATAGGTATCGTTGTACTTGTCATACTGATACTTCCAACCGCTATCCATTACAGCGTAGGATGTTGAACTGAACCCATTACGGTCATTAACAACATCAGTTACCTTAGCAGATGAAGTTACTGCATTTGCATATGTTGGAGAAACAAATGCAACAGCATCTTTACGAGCTTCAACGATACCAAGTAGGTTATTTGTTAAAACTTTCGTATTAATTGATGCGTTTGCAGAATAGCCAAAATCGCCACCGAAGAGTAGAGAAACATCATATGTTTCTTTATTTTCGAATAGATCCCAAGCTGAAGTATAGTCTGCTGTTGTTGGCTTACCGTCTGTTGCGTTACGCAAAGAATAATTTTCAACTGTAGCAGGGCTGTGGAACGCAGTTGTTCCTACATCTACTAGAGCAGAAACAGATTGACCCCAAGTATTAGCAGCATTCATGCTTGCATTATCTGGGTGTCCCAACCAGTGGATATACTTTGAAGTGCGATAGATAGCATCTTTATAATAGATGTTTGAACCATCATCACCCTTAGCATCTGTAGCCTTTGAAACGTATGCAAAACGTTCTAAAACTGTGTTTGCAGTACCAGAGAATTGACCATCTTCGTCTACGACTACGATGTGCATTTCATCTTGTGCTGTTGGCAAACCAGTTGAGGAAGCGTAATTTGATGTTCCTGGAGCTGAGTCAAAGAACAAAGCATATGGCCAACCAGTATAAGCAGCAGCGCTTGCGCAAACCGATACCTTTAGCGAGTTACCGACCTTACCAGGATAACGAGCAACCCAAGAAATACTTGAGTTAGATGTTAGATAATCTGTTGTTGAATATACAGTATCGTTAGTAACTAACTTAGTAAATGTAGCTGGGCGGAATGCTGAAGTAGGTGCAGCAACATCAGTCGCAGGATTAATTGCAGAAACTGTTGTGATAAACCCATTTGAGTTCGCTAGCACAGAAGCAACAACTACGGTCGCACTATTGACTGTGACATAGTCGCCAGCCTGCAATAGATGGAACCCTGCATTAACTGCAGCGCCCATTGCGCCTGTATTCGCAATAACTAATGTTGATGCAACATTAACTTCAACGCCAGTGGTGCTGAGTGTAATTGTAGGACCAGCCAAAGTTGGACGAACAACTGCAGTATTAATTACCTTATCTGTACCGACATTAGTAAATGTGCTTGTGACGAAGAACGCATTAGCGTTTGCAATCGAAGCAACTACCTTTGTTTCGCCATTAGCAACAACGTAGTCGCCAGCAGCTAGGTTTAGGAAGCCTGCATCAGAACCACCAAGAGAAGATACGTTAGCAAATACTAGATTTGTACTCACGTTTACTTCTACTGATTTAAATGGAACGGTCACAGAAATATTTGCAGATTCTAAACCAACAGCATTATATGTTGATTCAGAAGTACCAGCAGTTTCATTAACTACGCGAACGAGTCTTAGGTCGTTACCGTATGCAAGGAAATTTGCTGAAGAAAGGAAAGATACTGCTGAATTGTTGTCAGGCTTGAAGAATCTTTCTAAAAGATCCGTTTCGCTAGAAACTTGAACAACGGTATTTGCAGGACCCCAGCGGAAAGTGCCAACAGTTGCGCCCGAAGAAACGCCAACTGCAGGAACCGAAGCTGTTAGATCGATTTCAGAGGTATTGACCCCTGGAGAAACTAAAAGTGCCATGTGTTTACTCCCTATGGAGAAATAAGAAAATTCTACGTCTTTATTTAGTAAATAGTATTTTTAAACAAATTATCGCTCAACAACCTTCCAAACCACTCCACCTTGCACATATCCATCTAATTGATCTTCATTAGACATTGGCATAGGTAGCATTTCTTCTTCAATTTGGCGTAATTGCTCCTCATGGAGCTTATGCTTAATATTTGTATTAGTCATATCGGCAAAAAATTGTTGGTTTGTCATCCAAGAAAATAAAACCAAACACATAACAAGGTCATCATGGGAGCCTTCTTCAGCCTCAAAGCTGGTTCCTTTAGAAATAAAGGTAGAAAGTTCTGCAATAATATCAAAATCTTGTATAAAAATCTTCTGACTTTCGATCAAATTTTTCATCAAAGAACATCCAAGACGTTTTACCGATTTGGTTGTACGGATTCCGCGAGTAGATTTGTTACCATATCCCCAAGTAAGAGCGATTCTTCCCTTAACTTCTATTGTAGATAGGATGTTTTCATACTCATAATCTTCAAAAAGGCTGTCCGCAACTTGCTGACCGATATCATTAATTTCTATCAAAGCGTATGCAGCATTATAGTAGTCACCTAATCGCTTGATGATTGATGGGTAAACTAGTGGAGAAATATTGTTATCTTTATATGTAGCAACAACTTTGTAAGGGATACTTGTAACATCAACTACGATAGCAGCAGAATAGTCAAGCCCTTTTCCTCGAGAAGTGTCTACAACTACAGAATACGAGTGCTCAGCAATAGGCTGCTGATATATATTTATTCCAGAGTCTGTTTTGTGTTGAGGTTTAACAAACGCCAAAGCCTTTAGCGCAGCACCTGAAATGAGGGTTCCAGAAGAACCCATAAATTCGCATTCCATTTCTTGTAGATACTTTTGCTCGCCAAGAACTCTACGCTGCTCATCAGCCCATTTTTGGTCGCGACCTGGGATTTGTCTCCAGTTAGCCTCAATGTGCATAAAGCCATTTTGACCGTCAACCGCTTCGGTCCACATCTTATAGTAGTGGTTCATGCCGTTTGGCGTAGAAGAGATTAAAATCTTAGAGGTCGTACCAGAAGAAATTGTAGGATATACCGAAGTAAAAAACTCTTCTGCGATATTTGTAGGAACGAATGCAAATTCGTCAAGGTACAGAAGCGAAATCGAATAACCACGGATGGCGCTCGATGCAGTAGAAGTTGCCATCACACGGCAGTTGTTTTCTAGTTCAATGTCACCCTTGTTCCAAGTACGAACTCCCTGCTGCAGCCACAGAGGCAATGCTTCGTATGCAATCTTAATGCGGTTTAGGATTTCGCGAGCAGTTGGTGCCTTGTTAGCAAGGATAGCAACGAACTTGTCTTCGTTGAACAAAATATACCATAGGATGTAAGCCACAACCATAGTGGTCTTACCAACCTGACGACCAGCCTTTACAATTACTCGACGATTGTCATTGATATCTGTAATCGCTTGTCTTTGGAAAGGATACAATTTAATCTGCACAAAACCGTGGTCAAGAGTAATGACTTTAACATAGTTCTCAGCAAAGTAGATTGGATCTTGTGAGCACTTGTAAAATTCTCTGACCTGATCTTCAGATATGTCTTGGCTGATACCCACTCTCTTCAGATGTGGATTGCCCAAGTAGTGCTTCATTTTAGAAGCAACTCTATTGGCTAGATTCATCACGCAATTTCTTTAGGAGATCTGCAGTACTGCCAACAAAGACTGCTCTCTCGACGTTGATGTTTTGGCTTGTTGGAGCCACAACTTCATCCTTCTTAAGTTCTTTCTGCTGCTTTTGAAGAATCATAAGTTTCTCAGTAACATCTGAGAGATTCTTAATCATGTTAGCAGCAACTTCATAGGCTCTTGGATGCTGAGATTCTTTAGCAACCTCGAGGATACCTTCAAGAGCCTCATTACCCTTTTCGATTAGATTGTAATAATTTGAACGTGAATAGTCTGCATCTGGGTCACGTTCCACAGTATGATGAATAGTTACGGGCTGGTTTTCTTTCACTGCTGGAATATACTCAGCAGTGTCAAGAATATTGCTCAACTTTGAATCAACTTCACTCATAAATTACTCTTAGGCTAGTCGAATGTATACCTGTCCAGTTGAACGATAATATGGGTTACCAACAGATACCCCTGCGCCCGATGCAGCACTGTCGTCAGTATAAGGTCCTGGTATACCTGGATAAGTTCCCTGAATACCTTGTGTACCCTGTGTACCCAAAGTTCCCTGGATACCTTGAGTTCCCTGGCGACCTTGAACACCCTGAACGCCGCCAGTAGTATATAATTCAATAAAGTTGTTGTTAACTTTACCGAAAGCAACACGAAGCGTGTCGCCAGTTGCGTCGTTTGCGTTAGTGCCAACACCAATGTTTTGTCTAGCCATTTTTGTTATCCGTTGTCTACTGTTAGATCGGTTGCATCAGCAGTTGTTACTGTCGCATCAGCATACTCATCATTGTTTATATATGGAAATTCTTGAAGAACTTCTGTGAACCCAAAGTCGTCGTTAGCGTTTGCGCTTAATTGATTTGGATATACAGAAAGGCGCATAATTTGATTGTCATACTGCTCATATGATGAAAGATTCCATGATGCATTAGTAATCGCGCCATGTACTTTTGCGTTAACTGTAAATTTGCCAGTGATGTCACCAACAACAATTTGATTCGCAGAAGGATATGTCGATAGCACGTATCCGCGCATCGTTGCTTCTTCGAGTTTGCTGCCCTGATAAACAAGTTCACCTGTTTTGAACAAGCCAGTACCAGTGTTGAACGTCAATTTTCTGTCAACATCACCAAACTCTGAATTGTCAATGTATGTATTCGCCGTCGCTTTGCGAATAATCTTAGAGTTCGCGCCAGAAGTAATTGGTCCATACAAATATGCTTTTGCAGTAAAAGTCAAAGTCCATATGAGCATTCTCAAGGCATCAGCGCCGCCAGTATCGTTTTCTACGTTATAGCTGACAGTTTCAAGAATAATAGGCACATCAACAGGCTTTCCGACACTAGCAATATACATAGTGACAGTGTAATCTGGATTGAAGTACGGAAGGATTTGCTCAATTAACTGAGTACCATCTTCCGTATTGCGAACATAAATCTGTAGCGTGAAGTTGAAGTTGTATGGTGCTTGATAACCACTCTTAACTCCAGCTTCATCAGCTGAAAATTGCTTTTGAAAACTTGATATTTTGCGCAATGGATCATATGTAATCGAATCTAACTCAAATGACATACGAGGCAATGTAATCTCTATTTGTCTGTTTAGAGTTGGGTCTTGAGTAATACGAGTATAGAACTTTTCTTTCGGTGAATAAGTTAATGGCACGGTTACACGTTCAATCTCAACTGTACCTGCCTGATTATAACGAACTAGTCGAAGATTGTTGAACATCGTGCCAAATGCTACGACAAGTTTACGAGTAATGCGATGGTAAAAGTGTTCGTTAGACAGCATTAGAATTGCTCATTAGGCATACCAAACGGATTAGTTTCTGTCCAGTCAAGAATATTGTCGCTTTCTGTTTCAACAATTACATTGTCATCATAGGTATCATTAGCGTTTTCTTCTTGATTGCCGCCAGTAATGGTCCATCTTGAACCAGTTGTAGCACCTACTACCAACGTACCATTTGCAAATACACCTTTGATGTTTCTAACAGTAAGTTTTTTGTTTGGCAAATCCCAACTTGAAACGTAACCTTTAGAAGTTGCTGCAGCAAGTGATGCGCCCTGATATACAACTTCGTGTATACCGTATGAACCTACACCACCTGCGTTCAATGTAAATTGTATACCAAACGAATAGATATCTTGGAGGTTGTCAATATCTGGAATACCAGTGTCAAGAAACTCACCATTATACTTAAACATTTCGACACTTAATTCGTACATATATGGAAACAAACGACCTAATTGATCGTGCGCACCACGAGTAGTAGAAGTACGCCCAGCAGCAACAGCACCACGTTGTACACCCTTACCTAACTGGAAGAAATTTTTCTCTTGTTCAACAAACTTAACTTCCATCAATTTTTGCAGTGTAGGCATCCAAATGAGGTCGCCTTCTTTTGGGAATTCTCTAACGTCAGACGGTAGATACTTTTCGAATGTTCTACGAGCCAAACCTAAACGAGCTGTCTTTTGGACTTCTAGACCAAATTTGGAGAAGAACTCTTGATTGCCTTCGAAGTCGTTGAATGTTTCTAGGAACATTTCCATAGGATATGCGCTTCGATAAGTTTTTACAGGATCATCACCAAACAACTTATCAATCTCAGACTGTGATTCTCTAGGAATATAGTAAACATCTATTCCGTGATTTTTAATAGACTCAATAACCATGTCCTCGATAAGCATCTGCTCGCGAGTTGCACCTTGGTTATTAAAATATACTGACGTTCCCATCTTAACCTACCAACATCGCTACTGGCATTTCATATGTATCTCTTAGCATAACTTCTAATGCTTCTACCTCTGTTTCTGCATCATTGTAGATCTTTTCGCCATTAACGACTAGACCGCCTGGGAGCGTGTAGTTTGCATACTTGGTAAGATTTGAACCCCATTGCTTCTTGAACAATGCAGTAACGTATTTCTTGAGCCAAGTGTCGCCATAAACCTTGCTGTACGTTTGTGGGTCAACGACTCGAATAGCCTCGAAGCAAAGATAATCGCCAACATCAAGTTTTGCATTCCAATCAATAAAGACATACAACCTGCCTGTTTTCTTATTAAATTCGAATGGGTACTCACCAGTTACAATCATGTTTAACATCTCAAGATGTTGTCTTGCGATAACGTAGTAAGTATACGAACTAGCAGTAAGATTGTAAAAGTCGTTTAAACGTATCTGGTAGTTGATGTCAAAGATGTTAAATCCACCGCCAGAAGAACTGGTGCTTCCAGGAATAAATGGCATAATTCTACGAACGCCGATAATATTGTCAGAAAGTTGCGCATACTTGTCAGTGACGTTGTTAGCCGTAACTTGGTGGGCTAGATAAATTTGCTCAGTTCCATCGTAGTGAAACTCGCGATAGAGCTGCAAAGCATCGTCGATGCGGTCTTCTAGTTGGTCGTCGTCCACGTTGATATCAATAACTGGAAAGCCCAACTTTCTCAGCGCATAGTCTTTTAGTTCTGTTCGAGATGCTGGTGATGCCATTGTGGTTCTCTTTACCTATTTGTTTTATTTATAGGTTATTGGGGAGATAATTCTGCTGGGCTATGCGGTGGCCAAATATATCTCGGCTTATTATTAGGGTTGAAATGAATAATCTTCTTGGTAATAATTCATTATCATTTGTCTAGTTGCGAAATCACAATCAGCTAATAGTGAATATGGAGAAGCGTTTAACTGTGGCACAATTAAATTTTGCGCATCAACTCCACCAAATACTGTGTATAAGGTGCGAACAGAAGATTCAAAATTACCAAAAGGTAAAATTTGTAAATTTGGAGTGTTCAGTAACCATTTACTTTGTTTCTGAAGTACAATATATGGCATAAGAGTACTAGCGGCTAAATTTGTTATGACATCATTTAAACTGATTGTATCAATGATTTCTTGTTCTTCTGTAGTGCGAGAAGAATAATCTACCATCCAACCATTATGCGGAATTACTGAATTTGGAAATTTTTCAGGTAGTAAGAACATGAGTGCTGAAGTGGCTCTTCTTTTCATAAAAGAAACAGCACTAGCAAATCTTTCTACTGGGTCTCTCCACATAGCATAAAAATTGCAAGTTGCAATTTCTTCTGGAGTGATTACATCAGTTCTATAAAACTCATGAGAAATGAATTCATAAAATGTCGGATGTGCTCCAGGCTTGGATATTTTTGTAGACAAATCCTCAAGGCAGTTTCTAACCGTATGGGTGCCAGTCTTCGTAATTCCAAGATATATGTTTCTACGATCTGTTGATAATAGCATTTTTAATTATTCCTCAATTATTGGTAAACTAAATGTCCCATCAACTGGATTGTATATCATTCCAATTTGCGCCGTTGGTGGATCGGTATCTATAGCAACTGTTTGTGGTGCATCATCTACATCTGGGTCGGGAAACCATGCGCCTTCACCATCCCACCAAACTAAACTAGTGACTATATTTGATTGATTAATAACTGCATAAGTAGCCATTAGAAATACTCCACAATATGTACAAATCCATCACCACCTTTACCGCCAGCGGCTGCAGTGCCACTGGCTGATGAACCGCCACCACCGCCGCCACCACCACCGAAGCCATTGCCACCAGCACCTGCTGCGCCTGTTGTTGCGCCACCACCCCCAGCACCGCCATTGCCAGGAGCAATAAAATTAGTCGGTATAGCATTACCGCCTGCTACTCCCGTCGCTGCCGCACTAGTAGAGGCTTGCCCAAATCCGCCAGTTCCACTAGTTGAACCATTTGTTGCCCCACCAGAACCGCCGCCAGTACACCCACCTGCGGTACTAGCTCCACCGTTAGAACCAGCAGTAGTCGTACCTCCGCCTCCGCCTGTTCCTGGGGAACCGCCCCATCCATACGCCACAGCAACCGTACCGCCGCCGCCAGCAAGTCCCCCAGAAGTTGCATTTTGTACTCCTGTCCCGCCCGCTGTAGCTGTTCCTGTTGCGCCCGTTGCACCCGAACCCCCACTGCCACCACCACCAGTATTACCAGCAACACCCCCAAAATAACCACCACCGCCACCTTGAGCAGAGTATAGATTACCCGAAGAAGGCGTTACGGTAGTACTACCGCCAATACCCCCAGCAGCACCTACACCACCAGCAGTGCCTCCAGCGGTGAGAGTAATTGTAGCAGTTCCAAATTCAGAAACACGGTAGCGCCTACCAACAGCACAACCACCCCCGCCTCCTGCGCCACCTGATGCAGCAGTTGCACTAACTATACCGCCGCCGCCACCACCACCACCACCTACGGCTAAAATATCAATAGTGACAGCACCAGCAGATGGAGTATATGTTGTACCATTTGCAATAGTACCACCGCTTACGAATGATGTTGTAGTTGTGCTAGCATAAGACACGCTGGTTGTACTAGATGCTGTAACCAAAACATTAGTTGCGTTATAACCTGACGGGTTCATACCTGTAATAGTGATAACTGTACCAACAGGGATTGCTGTTGTAATAGCGGTGAATGTTAATGTTGCAATAGAACCTGTACCAGATGCACCTGTAACCGCAATTGTTGTTGCAGTTGATGACGGAGCAATGTAGTATGATAACAATGTAAATAAAATACTTTTAGTCTTTTGCAAAGGCGAGCCGCTAATTTGTACTGTGCCATTGCCTTTCGGCACAAGATTAATACCAATATCTGTACTTGTACCAGTTGCAGTAAGATTTGTATTTCCGTTAGCAATTGCAGGATTAACAACTAAGTAGTTTACGGCACTAGTAACATGCCCAATAGACAATGCTCTAGTAGTATTATAACCACCTGTGCTAAAATGTATACTGTTTGTGTTAGAAAATACACCAAAACTTTCTTGACCGTTACCAGTACCAACTCCTGGGAATGATGTCCCAGCAATTCCGCCTCTTACGTCCACAGATCTATTTGCACTAGCAACATCAGTTACCTGAAATTGTGTTGCTAGTGTAGAGCCAGTGCGTAGTAATATTGAACCAGTATTTGAAATTGTATTTGTATTTGCTATTGTACCAACGCTTAATGTACC